AACGCAGTCGATGAAATACTGACCATAACGCTGCAGAACCTCGTATAAGTGTGTCCAACTAATGTCTTCCATTTACCTTCCTCTTGAATTGCTCTAATTGTTGTTCTTCCTTTCTTGTCTTATAATTGTGGAATTGGATATAGACCAAAAACTCTATTGCGGGGAGAGCAAAGACCTGATTCCAATTCAACTTCGTCAGGGTGCTTACGGCATCAATCGCCTCAAACCATTTGCGGACTCGAGAATTTGAATTGTTTTCTGTAGGGCTTCCAATTGCTCGGTCGTCATCTGTCCCTCCTTTGCGGCTGCCTTCTGCATCTTTTTTAGACGGCGGAGTGACCGCCTCATTGATATCTGCGATAAGTTGAAAAAAAAAGCCGTCAACCCCAATGCGTCGGTGATTGGGAGATGGTACTCGATGTCGGTAATCGCTTCCTTGAGGTCATATCCGACGTTATACTCCTTTCCTTCGGGGACCAAGATAATTGCCAAAAACTCCGCAGGCATCTCACCGCTCTTATCACTCATATTTTGGAAGTCGATGTACTGCGAGGTGGTTACGGCCTGCATATTCATCGTCGTCTTGTACTTGTGCCCGTTGATGACATAACTGCTCTTCACCATCGACGGCTTCGGACGACTACCCAAAAACTCTATGGTCTTCACATATTCATTCGCCTCCTTGATGGACAGTCCGCTCATCCATTCCCAAGGTTTTCCATAAACGGCACAGACAAGGTCGTAGGGCAACATAGGATTCTCCTCGTCACCGATGTACTTGTTATATACCTCAACAATACGCTTGTGGTCGTTGATGGTTATCTCATCCCAATTCTTTTTCTTCAGTTTCATCATAATTTAATATAGTTGCCGAGGGAACCTAACCCCCGTTTATTATCAATAACTTATCTTCTGACGGCTACGCAAAACTGATACTCGCCTTTCCGAAATTATTCTTGTATGCCCAATAAGCCAACATCGTTGCAATCACCGTATCGTCATTGGACTTGTATCCGTTGTAGGTGATGGTCTTCGTCTTTGCGTTAATCTCCGCCTGATACTTCTTCAACTCATTAAGCAGGATAGGGTCGTTGAGGATGTGGACATATTCGTTCTCGAGAGCAATCTGAAATGTGGTGACAAGGTCCTGCTTTGTCTTGTTGCTCGTATTCCAATTTGTGAGTTGCAGACCGGCTTTCGTTATCTTCTGTTTCATCGCGTCGATATAGACCTTACCGATACTGTTCTGCTCACAGAGGATGGTCCTTATCGTATACTGCCTCTTCAGGTCCAACAGGAGCCCGCATAACCAATCCACTTCCTGCATAGGTGTAAGATTGTTGTTTCGGAAGAGTTTGACCTGTTCACCCTTGTTGTTTATTACGGACAACACTGTGTAGTCGGCGCCGCTACCGGTCGCAAAGTCAATTCCGACGTAGATGATATCACTGCCGCCCGCCCTTTGAATAATGCAGTTGTCGAGATTCTGAAACAGGAGACCGCCGTCGGTAAGGAAATCGCCCTCAACCTCTGTGGTGTACTTTGCCCTGCTCATCGTCTGTTTGTACAATGCCTTCTGTCCTTCGGTAAGGAATCGGCTTATCTCGGGGTGTTTGGACCAATCAAAGGTCTTAATCAATTCCCCTCCTTCCAATCCCTTGAGGTACATCTGATAGTAATAGCCATCCATCGTAAAGGGAGATGAGGCAATGATAATCGGTGCCTTATGCGCATTGACCAAAGGCAAAACGCTGTATATGCTTTCATCGTCGAGATACGCACACTCGTCGAGGACCAACAACCCCGTAACGGTAAGACCCCTGTTCATTGACTCCGTACTGCGGAAGAGAATACTGCTGCCGTTGCTGAATTCTATTTCGAGCAGTTGGCTGTTGGACAACTTTACCAACCCGCTTCCTTCCAACGCTCGGTCAATACTCTTGTACACCTTCCTTGCGAGGTCTCTCGTCGGTTCAAACACCACACTTGTACACCTATGGGCAAATGCCATCTGCAGCAGCTCTATCTGAACAAAGAACGTCTTTCCACTCTGACGGACGGACTTGAGGACGGCTATCTTGCCGCTCTCATAAGGGTCCCCCAACCAATCAAATACTTCCTGTTGGTAGGTTGTCAGTTTTGGAAAAATCAATTCCATTAATCAAACTTGATGTATATCTGCTGTGTGTTATTTTCCTTGTCGTTGTTGACCGCCACTTGGAAACCGCCGTTACCTATTCCGACCATCTTATTCAAACTATCTATCGCTTCTCGGGCTATCTTCAATTGGTTGTTGGACATCGCCCTCTCGATGATGGTTTCTAGACGGTTGAAATTTTTGTAGATGATTTCCTTGCGGTATTCATCCTCGTCCTTCGGTATCATCCACCTTATGCCGTCGGTGTAGTAATTCCTTGCGGTATCATAAGCGATACCGTACTTCCCGCACAGGTGGTCGATAATTGCATCCCTTGTCTTGCCCTCACTGACCATCTTTGCAACCTCTTGGATTCGGAGGACGGTCATTGCCTCGGGCGTACCGTTGGTGACGGTATGACGGGTTACTGCTTTGGTTTTAGGTTTTTCAACTTTTTTAGCCATTCCCCTATTCTCCCAAATCTATTTTGCGAGGGCGTCCCTTCCGCTTTTTTTTTTCTTCTTCCACCTCTTCCGCGGCCATCCTTTCCTGATTCTCAAAATAAACCTGTCCAAGGGCTTTCATTGCGTTAAGACGGCAGACGCTGCAGGTCATCTGTGACTTGGTAAGCGTCACTCCGCAGTATTTGGTATAGAGGGCTGCAACCCTTCCGAAACGCTGTCCATCCATACGGACAAAATTTGACTTTATGGCCAACTTGAACTCCTTCTCAAACTCGGAGAGTTCTTCCATTGCTTCTTTTCCTAGTTCTATCATTTTATTTCTCTTTTTTATGTTTAATATATCCTGCCTAATTCGGCATTATCCATTCTATTATTTTCATCAGCCAATTCTCGATGACTTTGGCCAACGGTATCATTATATTCACAAGGTGGGCGTTGACGAGACAGAGCGCAATCCACATAATGGTGAAATGGCCGGTAACGATTATATACAACAGGGACAGCCACCAAGTTTGACACAGGGCACAAGTGAGTATGTGCGGGATGTGGTGGAACCTGAACCTTTTGTTGACAAACTCGTCCAACGACGTCCAAAAGCCGCTGTTGTAAACAAGGGCTACAATTAAGCAAATAAATAGCAGGTCAATCATTTAGTTTATCAATTATTTTCTGTTTTATTTCCAAGAGGTATTTCCTTGCCGTCGGACGGCTTACACCATATGCCCTTCCTACTGCAGCATAGGAACCGAGTTCGACGTAGGTCAACCATATCTTGCGTTGAATTGTGTTGAGGGAATTTATCGCGTCCTTGATGCTGAACATAAGGTCGTCATCCTCGAGGTCGTTGGGCAGATACTCAAAAGCCCATTTGTTAAAATCATCCTGCATATTCATCTCTGATTTTCGGCGTTATTTCGTCGGCTCTCTCAATGAATTTGCGGTATACGGTATAAAAGGGTGAGGTCTTGCTGTAGATGTTATTCTGTATGATACGGGTCACCAACGCATTAAGGTGATTCCCATTATACGCATCATTGAGTTTTTCATTGTCATAGTCATAAAGGGTTACTATAAGGTCCTGCAGAAAATCATCCCTAAACTCCTTTATCGTCTTTTCCTTGCATTTGCGAAATTGGTAGTCAACGCATTCTATCACAAGGTTAATGTTATCGTCCACTATCTTCTTATTCGGCAAATTCATCGGGCATCGTAATTGACGTCGTCCAAAGAATATTTGTCGGGTTGAACGATAAACTCTTGTCCGTTATTTTTGCGCCATCGACCGCGGTGGTGCTGCTGTGCGTCCATTCACCAACTTCCGACTTGCCGTTGAGGTCATATACCCTGACCTTTCCATCGTAGAAAATATTGTAGAGGTCAATGGGGATGGTGTCGGAAACAGCGGCGTTATAGTCCTTCTTTGAAATGCTGATGTTGTCCGTCGGATATTCGTCAGAGTCGTTGAGACGAAACTTTACTTCCACCCCCCGTTCATTACCTTCGCCATCGACGACAAGAAAGTCAAAATGCCAATAAAGCGGCATAGGGTATATATCTGCGTCGATATAGTTCTTTCGGATAACCTTTATTCCCAAGACCCTGCTGAACGCCTCGGCGAGAATAAACTCCAAAGGCGCCCGTTTCTCGGCGAACCCCATTTTTGTTGCAAACTCCAACAGGTCTTCGCTGTGTTCGTTCTGAAATTTTTTCCACTCGAAATATCGTTTAGCCTGCTCACTCTTGTTCATCATCGTCGTCGTTATCCTCGTTATTCACAGGGACACCTATACCTGACGCAGCGTAGAAAAACATCGCAATGGACCTGACGATTGAAGAGGGCAGTTCCCACATATCGCTGATGAATTCCAAGAGTTGTCCAATAAAGTAAAATAGTCCTATTCCCATAGTTTTTTGTTTTTTTATAAATAGTTGTTTTATTGAAAAAGTTTTTGTATTTGTAGCCGAACCTTAATAAGATAAGGGGTTATAGGACCAAAGTCAATGATTTTTAATAAAAAAACCCGACTCATTTGAGCCGGGTTCAGTATCCTAAAGGACCGCAATCTGTTGTTGGATGATGGTCCTGTCGTAGACCTTCGCGTAGTATCTTGCGGCTATCTGTGGATTGTCTCCGAGAGCAGCTGCCACAATATTCATATCAAGACCTTTGTTGACCAACATCGTCGCATATGACCGCCTGCCCATATGGGTAGTTAGACGCGGGTCTATCTCCTTCAAATATTTGTTGTACTTTTGGTTTGATATCTGATAAAGGTGATGGTAGTGTTGAAGGATGGGAACGGCAAAGGGAAGCACCAACGCGGTAAAGGTCTTGCCCGTCTTTGTTCGCTCCTTGCAGATGTAATAGTGGTCGCCCTCCTGCTTAAGGTCCGAAGGGGTGTAAGCCATAAGGTCGCAATAAGCCATACCCGTACCGCATTGAATCAGGAAAAGGTCAAGGACCCTCTGCAATCTCGGTTCAAGAGTTAGTTTAGATAAATGTTGTATATCGCTTTCATCCAATGCTTTAATAGGTTTAATTGGTTTGGATATCTTTATCCCTTGGAATGGGTTGATGGTCAGCAGTCCGTTGTCGATTCCGTATCGGGTGAACGCCTTCAGCCGCGTCATATATCCACAAGCCGTCGACGGGTCATAATGGGCCCGTATGTCTGCGCATATGGTCTGTATCAATGACGGGGTAAGGGACGTTACGTCTGCGTCTGCGTCAACGTATTTCAATACCTTGTCCCTCACTATCTCGTATTTCCTGTGACTTGTCTGCGTAAGGTCCACACCGACCCGCTTTGAAAGAATTTGAAGATAATCGGAAAACAGACGACCTACGGTATATGCCTTTACCCCTCCGTTCTGTATTACCTCCCTCAACGTCTGCGCGGTCATCACCATCTTCGCCCGCATCATCTGCAGAAGGTAATCGTTTATCCGCTCCCGCCACAGGTCCATTGCTTCAATTATCTCTGCGTTGGGTTTGCGTTTGTTGAATTCCGTCGGACGAAACTTCATCGGTAGATTGAGAAATTTGCGCTGTCCCGAAAGAGTGACCGAACACTCCAATGGGCTGTAGCCGTCCCTATTTGCCTTGCTCGGACGACAATAAAACTGAATGCTGCTCGTTGTACGCATAACACTTTGTTGGTTAATGGTTTAATTTAAAAGTGTGGCCCGTTTTTGACGGCTGCGTTTTCAGTCACAAATACAAAGAAAAAGAGGCAACCTACTGATTGTAAGTGCCTCTGTTTCAATGCGTTGTGCTCCCTTAGGGGCTCGAACCTATAACGCATTGACACCCAACGCATTAAGCAGTTACGGTCTTTTGTCAAAACCCGCGGGCTACACTTACGGATGCAAAGGTAAACATTTTTTTTAAAAACGCAAACCAAAACGCATCAAATCTCAAGCACCTTCCAATATTCAACACTATCTGTGGTCGCAAATAACTCCTCATCCCTTCGATACCATCCATTCTTCTTAATTTGTTCTTCTAAATAAGGGCAGGTGCTGTAAAAGTCACTTGAGTTATCCCACCCATAGTAGTTAGGGATTTTCCTCAACATAGCCTTGATTGCGGCTTCTTTTGTCCGATGCTTGGACATAATCTTAATCTCGTCGGGTACATCCCCTGCGACGGAGATGTAAGCATAAATAACTGCGTACATAATTTTATTGTTTAAATTTCACAAACCCTCGCTATGTAAGTGACATACATTTCGGATGCTGCTTCCCGCAACTCTTCATCCTCGATTTTGAGAATGTCGAAATACCATCCCTGCCTGCGCACCTCGTCATATATCCCATCGAGTTCATCGAAGTCAGCGCTGACCATACAAGCAAAATCGTCGTCTACGTCTTTCTCGTAGAAGGTTCCAGAAGGAATGTCAAACACATCGTCATCTTCCATATCTAATGGACAGATGTAGCGCATAAATACATACATAATTATGTTCTTTTGTCATTATGTTGCAAATGTAGACAATTTTACCTCAATTTCCTACCGGAAATAGAAAAAAATCCCCCGTACTTCACAGCAGGGGGAATCGGGTGTTGAATTTTAATAAAAATGCGTGTCACCCTATGGTGAACTTAACCTACGCATATCTCTTTGGGTTCTGTATTTTTGTTTTCCAACTATCCCATAGTTGTTGATAGTTCATCTGACCGCGCCAATTACCTGTTTTTTTAGCCCAAAAATTGAAGAACTTCTTCAACTCGTTATTGTCCTCATAAGGTTTTGCCTGCCTGCAAAATTCCTTCAGTCCAAGGTAGACGGGATTTTCGGGCTGCGCTTCCATTTGGGGCTCATTTGCGGGGTTATAGGACTGCTGTGGAGTTGGAGTCCATTCAGGGTTTTGAGGCGCGGATATGGGCTTGTTTTGGGGTTTCTTGTTGTTGAAACTATCGCTGTCCTTTCCATCATCAATACAGAACAAACCATTTAAGCAATATTTACGGGCATAACTGCTGCTGCATCCTGTTACCTGACTCTCGCTCATTCCCGCCCTGCTCTCATCTTCTCTCGCATAAGCGGTGGCCGTAATGCTATCCTCGCCATCAGAAAGGGTCGCGGTCGCCTTGATATAATATCGCTGACCGATGTACTCCATTTGGTCTGATAGGACGAGTGTGAGCCCCTGTGATGCGAGAATGGGTTTCACCGCTTCGAGAATATCTTCAGCACTCCTATAGTTGAAATTATTGAACTCGTTTCGCTGATTCTTTGGTGCTCGGAGTTCCTGCTGAATCACCATCAACTTCTTTTGTATCTCTTTCATACTCTCATTATAGTCATCGTTATTCTAGCTCTTCCGTCTTCGGTTATGGTCAAATCCTCGCCGATGATGATTCTAAACTCGTTGTAAAATATTTTCCACATAGCGAGTTGTCCGGCCTCCGTAGCCATCTGTTCCTTGAACCATTTTTCACCGCGCTTTAGGTGTTCCATCGTTTCAACCGTCTCCCATACCGCGCTGACGATGTTTCCGTCTGCGTCTATGCTCTCTTCCTTAATTGCCTTGAACATCAGAACGGAATGATTTTCAAAGTCGTTGTCAACGGTGATATAAAACAGACCACTTTCCTTGAAACTGTTCCTGATGCCATTAGTTGTCGTCTGCCCCATAAGCGAAAACACACCAAAAATCAAAAGGCTAAAAATCAAAATAAACTTCTTCATATCAAATTTTTTAAAACTTGGTCCCCTCTCAAGGTCTCGCTCCTCGCTTTGGCTCTACCGCAGAGGGAAAAATGGGCGCTGCCCCAAGCAGACTTATTCAACCCATTTTATAAAAGGAAAAACATAGGTGGAAGAAAAATTGTCAAAGACCTCGCCTTGTTTTTCTTTTTAATTGCTAAACAATTTCTACCCGAATTTCTGTGGGTGTTCCGCACTTTAGACTACTTTCATTCCAAAGGATGATGTAATTTTCGCCCACTTCCTTCACATAACACATATATGCGGCTTCAAAGGTATCTTCATCTTCTTCGTCTACCTCATAGCCGAAAAACTCTTCGGGGATATAGGTGACCATACCATACATATATAGGTTTGCATACTCCTTGCTCTCGAAATCCTTATTGAATCTCGTCACATTCAACTTTTCCTTGTTGCTTGTCAATCTAACCTTGTACATATCTTCAAATTTTTTAATAATTAAAAAGGTAAATCATCAATTTCTTCAATCATAGCTCTTATTTCTTCATCACTAAACCCTGCTGCTTCTTCATTATCTCTGTCCTCTGTTATTTCATCATCTTCGTCCTCGCCTAAATACCCTTCTGTCCACTCGCCCTCCACAAACTCTTCATCGGTTTCGGTCTCATAGATGTATAAATGCCAGTAGTCCCTAAAATCAAACATATTGGCTTCAAAATCTTCGGCTTCATCTATGTCAATTTTCCACCATTCAGGATGTGGTCTATCTTTTAGGAATTCTTCCTTGTTAAACAAAAAACACTCTTTGGCTTTTTCTTTTGTCGCCCACTTGCACTCATAGTAAGGTATCTGCACCAAACTATGGACTCTGTTTGTAATATGTACAAAATATGCTTTCATAATATTCAAAAAAAAAATCGGAGGTCTTGATTTCCCGCCTCTGACCTCGGTACTCTCAAAATCTCCGTTATATTTCCTTGGGGCTTGGTGTCAGAGGAACCCCGTCTGTGATAAATATACAAACAAAAAATTCAAAACCCAAATTTTATTTTCAAAATCGCTTGGATTTTCGTCTTTTTTCCGTATCTTTGCCCATTTCTAATGGCGTCTCCGCTCCAAAGTAAGACGCCACTCGATTAAACCTACGGGCTCTAGAGGGGGATAATTTCCGTCGTAGTTGGATATCATCTGAACCAAAGACACCGTATCATATCCCTTTTCTGCATCTATCATCTCGTCTATGAGTCGATGCAACTCCTCTCTATGAACATTCTCCACCATCTGTTTCACTCCATTCCTTGAAAACCTTATTGAATGCGTCCTTGAAACGCTGCTCGTCTTCGGCGGTCAGATTCAGTTGATAGAGTTCCGCCTTGTACGGCATCATTCCCTTTCGGTCCGCCTGCGCGTCGACGATGATGATATGCTGTTGGGGATTGCGGTATTCCTTCTTCGTCCGCTCTTGAAGAACATAAGCGATGCGGTCGACCTGTTCCCTCATCTCCGTACAGCGTATGCTCCTTGCCTTGGTCATATCCATCGGAGGCGTAGGATAGTAGACAACGCAGGATGTCTGATTCTTTGCCGGCCTCGGCTTCTTTCCTGCCTTTTTCCAATTGCGGGTTTGCTCGAGTTTGCGTATGTATGACTCTTCCCCGTATTTCGCTATGTACTCACTTTTTGTCATCGACTATCTCATTTAACTGACGGACTAATTCTTTTGCGTTTTCTTCCTCAATGGTCATTGTAATAGTGGTAATCGTTGTTCCACCGGTAATATTCTCATTCATTGTCTTACTTTTTTTATTCTTATTCATTAGTTTATTTTGCTTAACTGTTATTAGTTATTTCTTTTATGTAATTCCATAACTCCTTACAGAATTCTTTGTCTATTGCCTCTCCTGTTTCTCCATTCCATACACCGAATTCAACCATCTTGGGGACCAAAATATCATTTGCTTCATCAAGGTCTTCCTGCCAATTATTTCTCCTTCCCCTGCGGATGAGATTAACCGCCTTTATCCAATAATGACAAAAATGTATAAACTCCGCAATCCTCTCACTTGGACAGGGTTTGAATATTCCTATTAAATTTCCCATCCGTATACCTCCCTATATGTATTCTTTGCTTGGGTTAAAGTGTAAAAATAATCCTTAAACTCAACCTTTATTCTTTCTTTTCGCTTTGGGTCACTATGCAAACTCTGAAACCACTCGTCGACTACTTGTCTTTCTTTTTTTTCCATTGGACTGCTGATGGGGGCATCTTCTGTCTCGTTAATCTCTATCGTTGGAATCGGGGTCTTTTCTTCTATAATCTCTTGGGGAGTATAGGTTGATACTTCGGGCTCGGGCTCCTGTGCTGTCTTTTTGTTTTCCCTACTTTTCCTTTTTCTCTCCGCATCATATCCCCTTAATACAATCTGTTCCTTTATTCTGCTGTGAAGGAAGAATGAACCCATCTCTTCATACTCGGGCTCGTCTGTGTTACCTGCGAGCCAATTCATCTCCGTCTTGATGAATTTTCCCAATTCTGCATCATCTAACTTCTCAATACAATCTAATGTTGAGAAATATAAGAGCAATCCTTTTGATACTTTTTCATTTGCCATAATTTAAAACCCACTCTCCGCCGGTGATAGGGCACCTTTGGAGTGTGGGCTATGTTGTTAAAACTTATTCTTACCTGTGGTTGAAAGTCCCTATCCTCTCAACTCTGTGTTCTTTCATAGTATAAATAGTACCTTGTTTGAAAATTGTAAATGAAAAATGAAAAAATCTTAAAAAAATTTCTTCTTGAAAGAATATACAATTTTATCTTTAAATAACCAAATTGAAAGAAAAGAAAAAGAATAGTAAAGAAAAGACATAGAAAAGATACAGTAAAAGATATAGTAAAGATATAGTATAGTATAGATATAGTATAGGGTCACAGGAAATCCTGTGACGTCACAGGAAGTCACAGGAAGTCACAGGAAGTCACAAAAAACCGCAGAATCTGCGGTTAATAATCCTCAACCCAATAGGGTTTTTTCTTTTTACATTTTCTTTTTTTTTTATAACTAGTATCAAGTATTGAGAAATACAATTGAGATTTGTTATCTTCAACCGATGGGATTGGAATTACTTCAAGATTTTTGTTTTAAACTTCAAGTATACTTTTATTCCAAAAATCAGTATTGAGAGTACAGATATCGCTAGCGACCACCAAGCCCATTTGGGTGTTTTATATTCAACGACAGGTCTATCAACATATTCCGTTTTTTCTACAACCTTTATAGAATCTCGATACTGTATGCGGTCGCGGTATACCACCCGCTCCCTCTCTTTAATCTCGTCCTCCTTCAATTCGCCGGCGATGATGTTGCGGGTCGTATCAGCCCAAGCTGCCATCTGACTGTGAGCGCCGCGAATTTTGAGAGTATCCAACAGCCCCGCGAAGTCCTTATATCGCGTCGCCTCGGTGATGCGGACGCTGTCCTTGATGTGGAGGATGGTGCTGTCGACGTAATTTATCACCGTCTCGGTGTTGGTGCTCGGTGGGAGTTGGTGTGTTGGTCCGCAGCCGCCCGCCATAAGCCCCGCAATCAGCGCGAAGAGGATGAGCGGACTCCTACTCCACCGCTTTGCTATACGTTCAAAATAGAGGGGTTTCTGTGCGTTTTTCATTTTATCGTTTTTTTTTACTTGCTTTTGCTTTGAAAAAAATGTATATTAGAGATGAATTGATACTTTTTTCTTCTTTTGGTCATTCGACCTGCCGTCCCCTCGCTCAATTCGGAGCGGGGGGTTTTTGTTTTTAGACGATGGTTATCCAAATTTCCTCCCCGCGTTCATCCGCCGCCTTGAGGATATCGTACAGCCGCCAAAACCAAACGGTGCTGTTTACAACCCCGCCCTTAACCTTGTTTTCACCGACGAGGATGCAACCGAGCGAGTCCTTTGCCCAATTGCCGATGTGAATCAAGATTCCTGAATAGCCGGGTACGTCAAGGATACAGGGTACATATCCGCCGCATTTTTCGTATTGTTTCTTCTGACTGTATTTTGGACTCTTCCTGTGCATAGAAATCCTGTAGCGTCCCGTCGGTATCGCCGTCTCTCCGTAAACCTTTTTCCCTTTTATTTCTTCAAGAGACATATCCTGACGGAGACCCCTGTCTTTATCTTCGATGGTATTGCAGAAATACTGACCGTCGATATAGAGCCGTCCTATTGTGTAGGACTCCTTCTTCCATTTTCTATCAAGTAGTAGTTCCATAGTTATTCGTCGTTGTTTTGGTTATTTTGATTGCGGGGGTTCTTCATACTGAACCACTCATAGTTTTTCTTTGCGGAGTGGATTGCGGAATGACATATGGTACAAAGAGTTACGCAGTCAGAGGCTTCCGTCTCACCACCCGCATAGAGGTGGCGGTATTCGGTGTGGTGGCAGGTGAGGTTGACCCCGTTCTGCCTCGTTCTCCTGCATACTACGCATCTGTGCCCATCCCTTTCCTCAACTATATGTTTGACCTCCTTGAACTGTTTGCTTTTCAGGTAACTGCGATATTTGAGATATTCCTCGTTGCGTTGTTGGGCCTTTGACGGCTGACTTTTCTCCGTTATGTCCGAGCGGGTTTTATTCGGCTTCGCCCCCATTATTCCTCATAGCATAATGTCTTATTCTCGGTCACTATGCGAATGGTTGTATACGCACCTGCGAGACGGTCGTCAAAACTCTCTGTATCATTGAAATTCGTAATACCATATCCGTCCTCAACCTTCAGGACTCCATTTATTGTTCCGATGCCGTTGATGATATTCTGCAGTTGGCTTATTGCCGCGCTGTAGATGTCAATGTCGTTGCTGTTGTCTTCAAGCAGGCGGTCAAAGTAATAAAGTGATATCTCAAAGGTAATTGAATTGTCCGATACGATGTGTTCGCCTGTCGGTGACTGAAACAGGACAGGATATGCATCAATGTTCTTTGGGTTGAGGGCATATAATGAGGTGCCTGCTGCCGCGTAGTTGATACACTTCTGTTCTATTGCCAATTTTGCTATTTCATCGAGTAATCGCTTAAGCGTCATCTTCTTCGTCTATTTGTTCTTTATTATCCACCGCTTCTTCGGTTTTATTTTCTTCTTCTTCCCTCTTTCTTCCAATTTCGATATGGGCGTTGCCATAAGATGCTTTTATCTTTGCACCCTGAATCAATATCTTTGGAAGATTTGCCGTTACATAGAACAGCCAAGATGCACCGAGGATAAGTGCCATCCCTTTCAAAACAGAGCCGCTTATGACGCCAAGAGGAGGAACAATGAACCCTGCAATTCCCAAACCGATGGACAATAGGAGGATGATGTACATTCCAAATGGCATTCCAAGCCAAAAGTCCCTAACCATTTCTGCCATATTAACCCAAGAATAAATTTATATTGGCGTACTTCGGGGTGTGGCTGCAGTCACAGTCAAACACACACTCGGGAAATGCTGCCTTATTTTCACATAGAAATTCAGCCATACGGTTGAGGGTGTGATTGTACTCCGTTTCCAAATAGTTTTGAACATATTTGATGTCGTCAATATCACTTGCGTTTACATTGGTATCGGAGTTTTTCACCACTCCCATATTCCTGACCTTATAAGAATTTCTTATACATAGGTCGATGACTGTCTTCTGTTGTAACACCTCAACGATATACTCATCCAACAGCGTCTTGTACGCCTCATTCTCTGCATCGTCGATGGTATCGGTGTTTCCTTCTATCTTATTGAAAACCAATTGCTGCAGTTTTTCAACAAGCCCCTTCCCTATAACGTCGACAAGGTAGACATTCTGTGCAACGCGGATGCTTGCCGCAATCATTCGGTCCTCAACATTGATATTTAATTTTCCGCTTTCCTTAACCTTGTTAGGGGAAACGAGCATTGTATTTTTATATTCGTTCATTAGTTGTCGAATTTGATTACAAATGGCTTTATTATTATCGCATCCTCGATGCCTAAAATGGTGTCAATCGTCCTTTCCATAAGGTTGCGCACCGGTTGAGCAACTGTACGGTCGTAGAGTTTGAAACTATCGCTGAATTCCTGCGTTGCAAATCCCGTTGTTCCTGTTCCAAGGCCGCAAAGGAGCGGGGACATCCTCATACTGACAAAAATGTTTTCGCGGGCCCCGTTGCGGATGGTCTGAAAATGTTCAGGGTCTTCGTTGGCTTCTATCTTCCTTACCTCAATGGATTTTGCCTCGTCATTGGTAAAGTAGAGCATAAAGTTATTGGGTGCGTCGCTGCCACAGAATTTGGTCTTTATTCCGTCTTCGATATTCTTTTTCTGCTCGTCTGTGAGATTGGATGTGTCAGGGATGTTGAGGATATATCTTGCAGCGAAGCCGTTGACAACGCTATTGAGGGAATAGTGGCTACCTTCTATCTCGGTGAGAACATCATCAATAGCGGCAGACCAAGGAGCCCTGTTGTATATTCTGCGGATTCCCGTACCGTTGTAGAAAAATATTTGAGTACCTTTGTCAGCATCCAAATCAGTAAAGCCGAAACGGTCGTAGCAGTCGGCTTTTGTCTGATACTTCGTCCAAGATTTCTTGGAATAGTAAACTTTTGTACGGTCGCCGGAAAGACGGCAACGGGTCACATCGAGAGGATATAACTCAACGGGCAATCCTAATCCGTTATATATAATTTGAATTGCGAAATTACCATAGACACAGTAATCGCTGACGATATGTTCAATGAGGTCTTTCATAGTCATTCCCCTGCGGTTGACGGTCTTCTTCCAATTTCCCGCTTCGTCGTTGACCACAACATCATCACCGAGGATGTAGTTGATAGATTGGTCTATAACGGCCTTAAGCGTCGCACTTTTCTCATAGCAGTTTTCAAGTAGGTTGGGAATGTTATTGTCGGCACCCCAAGATACGATTCCTTCTCCGCCATATACATTCTCTGCGGGGTCTATTGTGTATTTTTGTTCTACTTCAACAACAGATAGTATGATGTTCTTATTCTCTTCCATTATCCTTCGTAATAATATTCTTTCTTATTATCATCGCTTACCGCATTCAAAACGGGGTCGCCAATACGCATCAACCCGATATAGGGGTTGAGGTCTCTCATTTCAATTGTGCTTTCTTCGGTGGTAATCGTTGATGACAGGATGTCTTCCTTAAGGTCATAAACCACATCATCCCTGTCATTTCCGACTACACAATATGTGTATTCGCCGTCAGGAAGGTCAAGGTCAACATCAAACTGCAGATATAGTGCGGTAATACTGACATTCTCCTGTCCGGTGACGATGGTAAACTTGCTCGTAGCGTTATTTTTCAGTATGATGTCAAACATATTTTCTTTTATTTTTAATATAAAACAGGGGGAAATGAGATAGGATAAAAAAATCCCGGCCGGAAATCGGTCGGGATTGTACGAAACCCGTAAGTTTGAAAAATCAGGGACAGACGGGGATTAAGATGCGTCTACCACAGTCCATCCGTTCGGAATACCGCTCACGCCTGTAGTCCAACTTGCACTTGCGTCTTTGACGAATGTGCCCGTAGCGGAAACACTACTTGCCCAATAAAATGTGGCAGAAGTCCCTAATGAAGTGGCAAGACACTTGATGTAATTTAAGGACGAACAAACCGAAAACATCTGATAATACGCTTCCTGCGGTACAACTGCTGCAGACAGAACAGGTGCGGTTGTGAGAGACGTACAACTTTGGAACATTTGCCGATAACAACTATTTGCCAAAGTCGTAGCCGGTAATTCAGGTGCTGTAGTCAAAGATGTACAATTCTTAAACATCGCTTGATAGCAATTAAATGCCAAAGTGGTAAATGGAAGCGCAGGCGCCGCCGTCAAACCCGTACAACCGAAGAACATCGCTCGGAAACAATTACTTATAATTGAAGTGTTTTCATCACCCAACCACAGATTTGAAGCATCAACCACCTTTGATGAGTCAAATAACTCAGCAATTGTTCTGTCGTAGGCATTTGCCGATGTATAATTCGCATAAATGACTGACATCGCATTTCCGTAGACATTAAATCTGCCTGTGGAACTAAAATAGCGATAATTACTTGTGTCAATACCTATTGTTTGGTCTGTATCAACAGTAAATTGTACCTTATCACCCGCTGAAAGTCCTGTTATTGTCAGAGCATTACCCGATGTGACGGTAAATGACACAGGCGCTCCGCTGTTGATTGAATATTTGCCGCTGTAGGTATTGGACATATGATAGGAAAGGAGTTGGAGGTCATTCGTATCGATGGACTCGATTGTCAGAGGCATAGACCGGTAGTCAATTGGAGGTGGTGGTGGTGGCGTAGGTCCTGTTGAAAAGACCAAAATATCACCAAGGTATGCCTCGGTAATTGCCACATCGCCTAGATATATCTCACTTACTTCATTGGCTCCAAGGTAGAAAGGTTGGCCGCTTGTGTATTTCTTCTGCCTGATGGTTATCTCCGCCTCATCGCCTGTGACGGTGTCGATGAAGGTAAGGGTATCGGTCCTCGCCGTCGCTCCTGTGTATGATGGAGCGGTAGCGGTGATGGTAGTGCTTCCTGTGTCTCCCGTTGAAGACAGGGTAAGGAAGGTGTTTCCTGTTGCCGTCCAAGCATTTTCGCAGGTGACGGTGATGTTGATTGTCTCGCCGCTTGCCGCGAGGGAGGTCTTCGATGCCTCTGCTGCAATCGATGAAAGGGATGGGCCTGCCACAGGTGTTCCTGTTCCAAGGTTCTGTTTGAAAGTAGATGTTACCTCGTCGTAGAAACCAACATTGCTGTTGTTGTCGACTGCAGGTTTGAAGTCACCTATAAGGACATTGTTCTCCCATACCTTGATTTCACCAAACTTTGCGATTGAAGCGCGGTGTCTATTCCAATCACCACCTCTACTGTCATTGTTTTCAGCAGCCAACCAAAGTGTGTGGTTATCTGATGATAGAACAGGTGTTGAGGACCAAGCATAAAGTGTGTTGTTGATTGTTACACCTGTTGCATCAAACACTACATTGTAGTTGCTGCCAACAGTAAATGAGCAATAACTGTCTTTTAATTGGTTGCCAAATCTGCTGTCAAAAGCATTTCCATCATTATTCGACTTAAAAGTATAAGTACAATTCGTCCAATCGGTGTCTGATTTTCCGAAATAAACAGGCCATTCACCTGCTCGAACACCTGGCCATAAATTAACCATCTCAACTTTTGTGTCGACAGTTGGAATTAAGCCGGTATCAAACCAACAATAGCCGTCGGTCTCTATGTATTCTACATATTGCATTTCTTTCTCACTTTTAAAAATCCCCGCCCATATGAGCGGGGGTTATTTTTATTCATTTAAAGTTAGTCCACAATCAAGTACAACACATTAGGGTCTGTTGTTCCTGCCTGTACAAGTGCCTCATAAGCCGCAGATGTTATCTGTACTGACTTAATCATTGTGGCCCATACAGGAGCAGTATTTACTGTATCGAATGTCAACACCTGTCCTTGCGTACCTGCAGCCGTAGGAACATACATTCTTGAAGGCATATAGTTTTCGCCAGATGTACAAACAACATTTGTCATATTTGAGTAGGTGTTAGCCCCATAGTTAATCTGAAGACCCTTTGTTATCTTTTCACTATCCCTGCCTATGATGATGCCTTCGTTGTTCCAAATCGGGAATCCCGTTTGTGAACCTGTACCAAGTCCAAGGTCTGATGCAGTTGCCTTCGTAGGGTCTGTTATCCTTGAGAAATGGACGCCTTCTGTATGAAAATCAATAAGGTCGTCGACGAATGCATCACCCCGTTTATTGTAAAAATAGACGCTGTCTTCCTTCCACTCAACCCATACATTATTTATATTCCCATATTGCTGTGCGTCAAACCTTACAGCGGGTCCTAGATAAACAACTCTTGTAACCTCGATAGTTTTTGCACTGTCGCTATATAGTATGATTGACTGATTAGCAGCATCCAAAAATGCATAGCGGGTGTCTCCACCATACCTGTACTTAAGGGAAAACATAATCTTGCCATCACAGAAAGTGGTAAAATCATACAGGTCGTCGTAAATGATTTCAAATGGTTCTGTTTGGCCTGGGTTAGCATATCCCTGCCAATGTGCAACAGTACCTCCGCTTGTTTTTACATAGAGGCCAACAACCATAGGGTCTATGCCCTCGTATTTGAACGCATTGGTTCCATTAAAGTTATCAATTTTTAAGAAATAAGGATTGTTATCTCCACTAAGTGTTCCTACCCAATTACCTTCTGCATCCTTTGTAAATGTAATTGTTATATGCCTATTATTATCTGTTGCAGTAAGTACATTTCCGTCATATTCACCCGTAACATTGTTTCCAAGTTCTTCTCCGTCTAGATACCACACTCCGAAACTTCTTCCGTCTAATTTCGTCCATTTACCATTAGTTCTTCCAAGAGTTACACTAGTTGAAGAGTTACTGCCATTTCTAACATTTATTCTAGCATTAGAAAAATCAGTATCTCCGTCAACCAATATTTTATCTGATTTAAAATTAGTGTTTATAGGAACTTGATAAAACGTCAAACCCTCTTCCTTGTACACACCAACCAATGTTCCTACCTCTGCTGCAGCAGCCTTAGCGTCTGAAAGGCTATTAACAAAAACAACACCGCTACCTCCTTCCGCTGAAAGAGTACCGTCAGAGGTTACAGAAAGTCCATCTCCAACCTTAATACCACCAAGGGTTGATTGTGTTGCAGCAGGAAGGACATAAGACCCTCCGCCACCACCTTGTCCGTCGTTGCATTGTGCCTGCCAATTGACGATGATGTCGGTATCTGTGTTACCGGCCAACTTGTAATAACTGCCACTTGCGACGCCTGTAACCATACGCGTTACATTTGCCCCAACAGCAAATAAGTTGGTGTAGTTGATTCCGTCTGCGGATATCTGTAACGTATAACCGCTTGTTGACGGACTGATTGAAAAATTTGTTGCGAGAACGGAGAATGCCTGTTCTCTTGAAACTTTTGTCGTCATCTTCTTCTATTTCTATGTTTTTTTATTATTAACTTTCTGTTATGCTCATTTGTATACTGTTCCAAGTCAACCCCGTCAAACTGAAATTAGGGGTTACGGTAGTACCGAAATAATCGCTGCCCCCGAGCACTTCAATTGTGTGTGTTCCTGCAGGAACGGACTGACTTCCACTTGATATGTCTACATTGTCCAATTTGACATATTCCCAATGTGTATCTCCTGATAACGGTCCGACAACATCCCATACCGAGCAGGCGTTGGCGTTGGTAAAGGAACCGGTAAAAGTGATAGTTTTGTTACAAGGTGTGGAAGGAACGTTCACCGTAACGGTTTTTACACCATAGTAATTAGCACCTGTAACGCCATAAGTATAGGTACCATTCGAGGTAAGGGTTACATCTGCCATTTGTGAACGGGCATATTCTGCACCTTCGTCCCATCTCTGATGATACATATCGCTACAATCAATTCTAAGTTCATATACGCCATCATAGCCCAAATCGGGATGTGTAACAGCGAGATTACTTGTGGTAGGGGGTAAATAATAGGTTTTTTCCCTTTGTATATTACAACCGCTTCCGCCGGAAACATTAACCACAACTTCATTGTAACCATCCTCTCTTGTATATGTTCCATTGGTTGTGAATGTTGCATTAGTCAGTTTTGCTTTTTGTGCTGCTTCACCACCTTGGTAACCCGCCTGATATCCTTGTGGTCCTTGGATGCCACCTTGATAACCTTCGGTGTATCCACCTTGATAACCTGCCTGATAACCTTCCTGACGTTTTGCATCGCCATAACCGATGTCATAGACCCCAAAATAACGGAAACCATCGTAACCGCTTGATGGATTTACCACTGCTTCACCGCCCCAATCTGCTTCCAAATTATAGGAACGTATTTCCAAGTGAGGGGTGTTGTTTATGTCGACAGTTATCTCATTCCAACCATCTTCCCTTGTGAAGTGTCCGTTGCTGTCTATATAGGTGCTAGTGAGTTTGTTTTTCTGTGCGGTCTCACCACCTTGGTATCCTGCTTGATAACCTTCGCTATAGGCGCCCTGACAACCCTGTTCACCTATACCCTCTTCATATCCTTCGGTGTATCCTTCGGTATAACCCGCCTGATGGCCTTCGGTATAACCTTCGGTACGTCCACCTTGGAAACCACCTTGATAACCTTCCTGATATTTCTCGTTTCCAAAATTAACTGCAGAGATATGTACCGATGACATACCCTGATAACCTGTGTCAGGATAAACATCTTGTGTTTCCGATTGGATTATTGCATTTTTGCTTTGTAGATTCGCTCCGGTAGGAACATTCACATTTACCCTTTTATAGCCGTATTCGGCGTTATATTGACCGTTCTCGACTATAGTGATACTTTGGGTTATCTTTGCGTCATCTTCGCGTTTCTGTGCATTTCTTCCCGCTGTAACGCCACTGTTATAACCCTGCGCCCTTGCGGCTGCTATCTGTTCGTCGCAGTCGGCCTGACCGCCTCCGACTCCGCCCATTCCTGACGGGATGATAAGAGTTTTCTTTTCCTTGCTGTAGATAATCATACTTCTTCGTCTTTATCTTTTTATTTAATATAAATAGTGGGTAAGAACAAAAAAACGGAACACCATAGGCATTCCGTTTAATTTTTTTCAGTAGGTAAGATTATGCACCAAGGATAACCTCGTCAGGATACTTCACTGCAGTACCTGCGTTGAAGAGAACGCGGAACATAAATTTCTGCTCCTTCTCGTCGAACCAAAGTCTGTAGACGGACTCTGAACCTTCGATGTCGGTACCGTACACAAGAGCGTCCTTCGTTGCAGCAACGATGTCGCCGGTAGTTTCAAGACCTGAAACAGGGATGATAGTGATACGGGAATCACCGAAATAGGTAATCTTCTCGGAAGCGGCGTCGATAACAGGACGATTTGCGCAACAGCCACTGTTGGACTCCATAATGTACTGACGGAAGAGGGTAGGAGCAACGAAGAGGTTTACACCCTTCTTGAGCATCTTGCTTGTAAGAGCAGCAACCATTGCGTCGACCTTCTGTGTTGCGGTGTCACCTGCATTGAAGGTAACTCCGTTGCCGTCCACTGCGTCTACGTCAGCGATAAAACCGCTGATACCGATAGTAGCGTCACCATTCCAAACGAGGTCTTCAAGGGCGTCCTTGATAGCAGCCATATTGGACTCAACTATCTTCTCTTCGAAAGGAAGGGATTCGCGGCCGGCCTCGAAACGAAGCTGATGGTTCATATACTTCTCTTTGAAGTCAAGATAGCACCATTCCTTCTCGATTTCAACGGGCTTAACCTCGATGTATCTCTGTGAGAAAGTGTCAGAACCTGAAGGGTTCCAACCGCAGTTACCTGCCTGAAATTCTACCTCTGAATCAAGGTAGTTAAGAGCGTCCTTGTGCTTAACGTTGAGCATAAGTTCAACATTGTCAAGGGTCTTTGCATCAACAGCAGCCTTAACGAAAAGTTCGTCCCTGTGCTCGTTGACGTACTCGGGTAATGAGTTAATGTTTAATGTAGTTGCCATAATTTCTTTTTATTCTTTTCGATTTTATTTTAGTCGTATGATTCAGGTACGTCAATTGTAGGAAGAGTTGCGACACTGAAAGGGAGATAACCTGACCTCTGTGAGAGAGTTACCTGATATCCTGAAAGGTCGTCAAATGCCTGACCACTCTGTGCGGTCTCTTCTGTTGCGGAAACTGAAGAACCATATCCAAGTACCCAATTAACATCATTGTTGTCAACTGCAATAACAACCAACTTCTCGTTTGCAAGGGCCTGAAGCTCAAGGTGCTTTTGAGGACGCATACGGACGAAAGTCGCGTTGATGACGTTAGTGTAATACTTTACACCATTCTGTGAGTTGATGGTGAGGGTTGAGGTAAGGGATGAGCTCTCGTCAGTGATGTAATAGTCGTAAAACTTTGCATTGGTTGCACCTGACTTTGCTGCAATCGTTGCGGTCTGTGTTGCGGTATCAGCAGTGATATCCCATTCGTTGTAAAGACCTATGAGCAATCTCTTAAGTCCTGCAACTGCACCTGAGCATTCCTGTGGCATACCGGTAAGTGTATAAGATGAACAAGCCATAATTTTCCTTTTTATTTATTTGATATAATTATTTTTTAACCCGTTAAATTATTTCTTTTTGAGGTAGGATAAACGGGTCTTCTTTTCCTCAACCTCAACCTCTTCTTCTACGGGATTTGCAGCGGGGGCCTCAACCTTTGCAAGTTTGCCTTCGACTTCTGCAATACGTCCTTCGAGTGCTGCGAGAGCGTTAACCATCTCATTGATTCCCTTGATGATGTTCTCGATTTTCTCTTCGAGAGCAGCAATACGGTCATCTTCTGCTGCGGGCTCTTCCTCTGCTGCGGGCTCTTCGTCGGCAGGTGCAGGAGTTTCTTCCTCTGCGGTAATTCCGCTTTCTACTTGGTCGCCTTCTGATTCGGGTTCTGATTCAACCTCTGCCTCGGGGTCTTTGATTTCGGCAACTTTGCCTTCTACGACAACGATGGTCTTGTTGTCCTCGGTGATGTACTCACCATCTTCTGCAACAACAATCTCACCTTCGTCAGAACGGACAAATACCTCATCGCCTTCCTTAAGGTCTTCGTCACCATCCCAAATGAGAACAGCCTTGTCGGTCTTAACCTCACCGAGTTTGACGGTAAGTAATGACTTCAATACAACTGATAATTTCTTTGTAAGTTTCATTCTGTTTGGTATTTATTAATTTATTGTTTCTTCAAATAATCTATAAGGTCTTCAACGGTGCTTAATTCCTTGTCCTTGGTTTCGGATAGCGTTGCTTGGATATCAACGGAGAAACCGCGAAGAGTACCGTCCTTAATGAGTTTCCACACCTCGTCATTGTCAACCTTTGCGGACAAAAACCAAGTGCCTACGGGCAGGTCTTCAAATTCCTTGGGAGCAATACCTCTCTCTCTATTAAGCAGGAAACTCTCGAAAAAAGTAATACCATTTACACTCCAACTATGCTGTATGTTTCCTTCACCTTCTCTCTTATCCTTGAAAAACTTTATTGCATATTCCTTGATTGTCTCTTCAGTGAATTTGATGTAAAATTTTTGGTCTCCGAATTCTCTGTATATAGGAAAATCGGGAATAAGGACGGGACCGGTAACGGTACGCTTTTCCTCGTTGACGGAAAACTTTATTTCCGCCTGTTTGGACAATTGTATGAAATTATGTTCTATGGCAGGAAAATCAACGAGAGAGACATTGTTGAAAATGCTGTCGTCGTTGATATCTACTTCGAATATGGGCAAACCATTGTATAACATACCAATCTTTTGTTTTTAATATTATTTTTGCCGTTGGTGTTAAAAAGATGACTCCTGCTCGGTTACGCGCACTCTATTCTGTACGTTGTTGATGTCGGTGACACTTACGAACATCGGCTGATTGAGTTTGTCTTCCTCTTCGTAGGTCTGAACGGTACGGGTGTAGGTGTATGGGTTCTCCTGACGTACCGAAGGTTCAGCAACTGCGGTGTTGGTGGTCGGAATATTCGATTCTCCCGTAGGGTCAACCTTCCAAATGCTGTATACCTGTGCAATACCATTGGCAATTGTTGCGGCCATAGCGACGGCTTTTGCAATGGCATCGCCCGGCGTTTCGGCAAGGGCTGATGACGCAGCAAGATAGGTGTTAATCAACGCCTTTGCAGTGGCCGTTGCCTTGTAAGCAATGGTGTTCTGTTCAAACAAACCGCTGACGGCATCAAAGAAATTGGCATAACCTTGGAGTTCACTCTTCTGCAGGGCCTTAAGGGTTTTTACCCTTTCCTTTTCGCTCTGCTGAACGGTGAGCATCATCTGACTGTGCTGTTTTGCATATTTTCCATCCTGCTCGAGACGGAGTGCAGCCAACTGTGTCTCATATTGAAGAGTGTTGTTTCCTGCTGCCTTTTCAACCTCGATGAATCTTTCCAACTCCGCTATCTTCGCATCGGTCATTGCCTTGTATGCCTCGTATTCGGCGTTTGCATTTGCCTGTACTTGGTCATAATAGGCGTTAAGAGTGTTGCGGTTTATTTCTCCACCCTCGGGCTTTATCGGCTTGGTAATGGAGTTCATTACCTTATTGTAGTCGTTGGTAATCTTGTTGAGGGCCTGATTAAGAGCCGCTACCGCTTCCTTGTATGCTTCCGCCTGCTGTTTAATCTTTTCCGCATTCATCAGGTTATTGAGCGTACGCTGTTGTTTTGCGGTATCATCAAGAACCCTGTCATACTCTGCGGTTGCCCTTGTAACCTCATCCATTGCAGCGGCTTCAGCGTCAAGGTCCTTGGTATTGGAATCTGAAAGGGCGTTCTGTTTGCGGATGACATTAAGTTGTGCTTCCGCCATAGCGACCTTCACCTTTGCAAGTTCCACTTCCTTTGCGGATTTGCGGTTGAGGGCATCCTGCGCCTTTTCATAATCCTTCTGCTCAAGTGCTTCAGCATATTCGCGGCTGACAGCAGCTATTTCACTTTCCAATCTAGCGGCCTGATGTCCAAGATTTCGGAGCGTACCTGCGAGTCGGTTGGAAGCCTTGGTTGCAGCAACCACTCCCGTTTCAACCTCTTTGTATTCCTCGACAAATGTTTCAACCGCCGTTCCGGCGTCCGTCCAAGATTTCTTCACCTGCTCGATGGTCTGCAAACCCATTATCTTTCCTAATGAGGATTTCGCAAGCCAATTGTATTTGTCTATAATCCAATTAATTACAGGCTCCAACTTCTGTCTGATGGCATTACCGAGATTGGTGACAAAGTCCAAAACAGGTTGGAAGGTGGTTTTCAATCCGTTCGCCCATTCCTTGAATTTCTCGACGTATTCCCTGATGTGACCTATTATCTCCGTAATTCCTTCCTTGAGGTTATTGATTCGGGTTTTTGTCTGTTCAAACACCGTCATTATACCCTGAAGGACAGTTCTCACCACCTTTCCTGTCTTCTCGTTCTTCTCCATACTCTCGGAAAAGTCGAGGAATTTCTTTGCTGCCTCCTGTGCGGCCCTTTCAATCATTGTCAACACCGTACGGAGTGGTACGAGAACCATATTCCAACGGTTGGTGTTTTCCTCGCTGCTCTTTATTCCCTTTGCGAGGAAGGCGATTGCCGAAGTGAGGGCAACGATGACCGCACCGACAGGATTGGAAGCGAGTTTAAGCATCCCCGCATTAAGACCGCCGATATTGCCGGTAAGTGCTGTGGCGGCGCCGCCTAACTCTCCAAAAGCATCCTTGATACTGTTGGCATAGTTACCGACATTGGCCCGCCAATCACCTGCAGATGTTCCCGCCTCTCGCAATTGGTCGTTGAGGACCTTGAGTTCCTTTGTAGCATCGGCATACTCCTTGGAATTCATATCCATAGCATTACGCTCCTGATTGAGGAGTTTTATCTTCTCCTTCAACGCGTTGATACTATTTGCCTGTGCCTTGTTATAGTCAACAAGAGTCCCCTTTGCCGCCTTGTTTATGGCGTCAACCTGTTTCTGTGCATTGCGGAGTTTTTCAGCAGTTTCGTTCCATTCTGCCGTACCGGCGGTAAGGGTTGCCAACTCATTCTTGTACTCCTTTATCTGCTCGGTAAGACGCTTGAACGCGCCTACACTCTCGTCTAATATCTTTTTACCATCTCTTGCCATCTATTAATGTTTCTATTTAATATAATTAAGCGGGGTTGGATGCGAGACAGTTGACGGTGAGCGCCGTATTGTTTCCGTTATTCCATAGTATCCTCGCCGTCCAATCGGATGTGTGGGTTGTTTTTGCATAAACCGTCTTGGTCTTCGTTACGCCCGGCCCGATTGATTCACTCCAACCGCCTTGGAAATAAAGCAGGTTCTCGTTGCTCATTGACAACACTTCCGTATCAGATGTCTTGTTGATGAATTTCACCGAATAGGTGGTAACACCTGAAGAACCACTCGTACGGTGGGCGTTGATGACTGACGGGACTGCAATAAGGTTGTACAGAGTACCAAGTTGATAGATGGTAACCGTCGCACTTGTATCTTCTTCGCCTGATATGGTTATTGTCCCGACTCTCATTGTAGTGCCGTTTTGAGTGACGGAATAGGTGATTGTTCCGTCGCCGCTTCCGCTGCTTCCCGCTGTAATCGTCAGCCAATTGCTGTCTGATACCGCAGTCCACTGACAATTGGAAGACAGGGAAATGGTATTCGACTGTGAAGCGTTGTAAGCAACATCAACTGAAGTGGTTGAAGGTGTTACATAAGCAGGGTCCCTGTAGATTGCCTGTGTCAGAGGAATGGTTACACTTGTGAGGTTGGTGCTGTCCTTGACAAAGAGGCTGCCGGTCTTGACAAGACCCGTATGGTTGTCGTTTGCCCTGAAGGAGAATTTGCCTATGACACCGCCCGCGTTTCCTGACCAATTCGAGCCGGTCAATATCCAAGAAACAGATGTTGTAACGTTCCAATTACCAAGGGAGTAAACAGTCACCCAATAAATGTTACCGCTTGTATTGCCGGGAAGGTCATAAGATGTAGGATTGACCGCGAGCGTTACATTTTGAGCCATTTGTGCGACGGTAATAGTATAGGTGTTGGTGTTGCCGCTTGATGACGGAGGTGTGACGGTTATCGTTCCAATCCTTCCCGCGCTGCCGCTGTTCACAGAACAACTCAACTTGAGATAACTGTCCGCACTGTGGGTGTCGTAATCTGTAACCGAAATCCAACTCGATGCAGCGGAATCAACGGTAAAATTCCACCCGTTGCTTGAGTTTGCACCCCTCATAACCACCCTAAATGTCTTTTCTGCCGTATCGTTATAAGGGAGTATCAAACTGTTAGGAGATACCATATAAGCACCTTCCTGCACTATGCTTGTTAAAGAGGATACGGTCGTAGTTGTGTCAGCAACATACCTGATTGTAGGGTTCCAAGACCTTGTTCCCTCTGTGGTTTTTTCTGCGAAGGTCACATTGAAGACCTCGTTAGCCACAATTCCGCCCCTGTTTGAAGAGGTATATTTCACATCATTGCCGTCGCCGTCGGTAATGGCGGTGATATACGAAGGAAGATTATACCAATACCAAGGATAGAATGACGACACCTTGACCTTTGCACCCGTTCCCGTATAGGTAATGGTCAAAGGTTCCTGCGCCTCAACAGCAGCGGTTGCCACCGCCCATTGGGTAAATGTCGGGCCCTGTGTAGAACCGCCTGTGTAGGCAATGGCTACGGTATATGACCTGCTATGACCTGTTGTGGTACTCCAATTGGCCCAAGTAAAGGTGTATGTCTCTTCCGACCCCGTACCGGTTCTTTTATTACTGCTCGTATAATTGGCGTTGTTTCCGCCGCTGTCGGTAACGGTGATATACGAAGGAAGGTCAACCCAATACCAATCGTCGGTTGAAGTGACCTTGACAATTGCCGTCGACTGCGATGAAGGCAGTGTGGTATTGCTCGTTGAGGTAACGGTGTGTACGGATGGGTATTCCTGCGTAAAGGTCAATGTCGTTGTTGAAAGGGTTTGGGCATTGCCATTCAGGTCCTTGTAGATAATATAGAAACTGTCGGACCTTGAAGAACCGCTGTTTGCACTCCAAGTAAACCTGAATTCATTCAGCGACGCTGAAGGTGGGAACGGATTGGATGGACCATAGTTATAAGCATCTCCAACGGTATTCGTTATGGAGATGTAACTACTGATAGGCAACGGACCGAACCACCATTCGTAATCCGACCTTACCAATACCGATTTTGTGCCGCCGCTTGACGGAACGGTATAAGTCGTACCCGATGGAACCGAAATCGTAGGACGGAAATATTGGGTGACGCTGACCGTAGTGCTTACACTCGTATCATCCAAGAGATAGAAATTGAGGGTTTCGGTATAGACACTTGATGACGTATTATACTGCCTCGGTGTAACCGACAAGTAACTTGCACTCTTTGTATGATTAAAATAGGTGCTGTTGGCGCCTGAATAACCCCAATCTCCTGATGCGCTGACGTTGAGGGTGATGCTGCTGCCCGCTCCATTCCATTCGAAACGGGGTGTGCCCGTAACTGTGATATATTTTTGTGCCTCTGCAGCCGCCTGCGTAATGGGAATGCTTACGGTATTTGATGCGAGAGAACCGCGTAGGTAGTGTCCCATATTGAAAGTGCTGTCAGACCTCTGTGATGTGCTTGAATTTGCGGCAACGCGTATGTAATAGGTTCCGCTCGGATTGGATATCTGCTGTCCCTGTGTGTATTGTACGGTTTTGTCGCTGTTCCATATGGTAGCCCAAGCAGGAACAGAGCGAAATACAATCGGATAATGTGATGTTACAACATACGGTACATCCTCACCTGCAGCGGGAATAACCCTCTGCGGTGCATAAGCCCTTTCAATTGAAGGAGTTCCATATTGGGTAATGGTTACCGTATCGAAGGTTTCCGCGTCAACGCCTATCGTAACCCTTGTTGTCCTGTCGGTCTTGCCGGTATTGGTTGCATTTGCCCTTACCTCAACGGTGTCATTCCCCGTTCCGCTTGATTTTGAAAATAAAAAGTTTGCCATTAAATATCCTCTGATGTCAAAGTCCAACTTCCATTGGATGTTATTGTTATATCACTACCCGGACTTGTTGATGAACGGTCGTAGTCAAATGTGATTGAAGACGGTTCTGCATTTACAGTGACAACACCCGTACTTTGGTTGATGGTTGCGGTTGCTGTCAAAGTGTTGCCGTTCAACCCCGTTCCCGTAAGGGTAACTGTACCGCTCCTGTTGCTTCCCGAGTTATAAGGGATTGAAACCGACAGTATACCATTTGATATAGTTCCCACCGTAATCCAACTCGTTGCCGATGCGGTCAAAGTCGCATTGTTCATATTCGTTGCAACGTAGTTCAGCGACAGCGTCTGTGCTATTCCTCCAACGCTATATGTGGATGGATTGAAATACAACTCGGGGCCATCGTTTCCAAATTGGGTGATGAACGCATCCTTGTTGTTGTCGTTGTTATCCCACACCTTTAGTTGGAAGATTCGGTTGTAGTTGGTCGGATTCGCAGGTATGGTTACGGTAAACGGTATAACCGTCCCCGTTCCACTCATAGGGCTGATATAAGTGGCAGAATCCCAATACTCGTTACCGCCTGCCGAACGGACGGGAAGCGTCTCATCAAAAGACACATAATAATTACCCTGCTGTTTGATACGGCCGGTAACTGTTCCGCCGCTCTTTCCAATCTGCGTTTGGTCAAGGATGATAACGAAGTCACCGAAATAACTAATCCTTTCGAGTTGGTAGTTTTCCATATCCAAGACCTTGATAAACTCAACCTCGGTGCTGTCATAACTGCTTATATCCCAATCCTTTATTGAGTTCATCTTCCATATGCTGTTGTCCCACCAATAGAAACGACGGAGCCAATCGACAGATGGTTTGCCCTTGAACCACATTGAAGCGGTCACAATCTTGTTATTATTTGAATAAAGGTCGGAGAAATAATTCTTCCACATCTTGTCATAGATGCAGTCCCCGTCGGTCGATGCCGTCATAGGTACATAGGTCTCTCTCGGATGTCCAAAATTCCAACTGTGTATGATATTACCGCTCACTCCGCTGTCATAGATGTCTCGGGTGAAGAAAGGAAGGGATGTACGGGGGATGACGATGGTATTGCCACCCGCGTCTGTGGTGTAATAGTAGGACTGCAACCAACAGGGAGTTCCGTCGTTGAGTTCCCACATATCAGGTACATCATCGGTCAGATAATATGTCGCACTGACGTTCTGCATACTGTCGAAGAACAGAAGAATGTTTTCTCCCGCGCCTGCTCCGTTCTCTTCCTTATGTATCTGCAACTTTGGAAGCGAGTCAAAATAAAGCAGACTAGAATTGTTTATCGGGCTGATGTTTGCCGTACTCTTCGTACCTGAAAGAACGGTCTCCACAGTGTCCAATTCCCCACTTGAATTCTCCTTGTAGTGGTAATAGGTAAAGCCGTTGTTCCATACCGTTGACAGGCCGCTTCGGAGGAGGGCAAAAGCCGAATCCTTCTCCTGCACCATAACCCCGTTTTTGAAAATATTATCGGTATAGAGTTCGGTCACATCACTGTCAAAATTGGTATCGGTATTGACAAGTTGTCTTCCGTAAGTGTAGCCGTAGTTGTTTTTAAATTCAGTTTCCGCCTCTCCTTCACCGCTTCCGTAAGAAAATGAATACCACTTGGTTTGGGCTGTTCGGGGAACGATATTTATCGTCTTCTTTCGGTCAATGAGTTCGTTTATATCAACAACTTCGTCGGTGAAGAACGTATCCCTGTCCATAATATGGATGACTCCCTTGTCAGCGCCTGCGAGTGATGGCTCTTCATTCGGGTCGTAGTAGAAATAAAGGCCAAAGAGTTTGGAGTATGAGAGCAGGAAGTCAGCAACACTGAAATTGGTCTTCAACAGTACGCTCTTCGGAACGGGGGTGCCGCTGATAAACTCCTCCCATTCATCGGAGTTACTGCGCAACGATGAGAATTGAATACCCCACTCACCGTAGACAAAATGACGGTACTTGACCTGATTGTAACTGTAGTCGCCGTCCATATAGTCACTTTGCTCATAGTAGAACAACTGCTTCTTATTTTCCACAAGGAGGTCAGCGCTGTAGTCAGAGTCAAAATGGGCGACAAAGATACCTGTGTAGTCCTCTGATTCGTAAAAAGGATTCACCACATTGAGACGCAATCTTGTCCAATTGCTATAACTCCTTAATTTTGTGTGAAATACCAAGGTGTTACCGCTGAAGTCACAGAACACATAAGTACCTGCTTTCTTTACAAGATAGCCGGTCTTGACCACCGTATTCTTTGCCCCCTTGGTCGAGGAGTCGACGTATGACCCATACTGTGAACAAACTACGATAGGGTCGCCTTCTCCAACCACTTCGTTGTCATCGTTGAGTGCTTCCAATTTAATGACATATGAACCGCTGTATCCGAATCTTTCAATATAACTGATGCGGGAACGCGGTGTTGAGGTGGTGACGGTGGTGTTGCAGTATAACTCATCTGATGATGGTGTGGTTTCGGGTGTGACGTAGACGGTAAATGCCAAATCAACATTACTGCAATTGCCCTTGGTAAAGTTCAAATCATAGTAGTTGGTTCCGTCCTTTGTCAATGAACCCGTTACAACATTTGTTTCCTGATGTGTAAGGTTCAACTCGGGTATACGGGGAAGCGTCATCCAAGCATCGCTGTAGTATGGGTTTTCATATTGGAAGAAATGGCTGTCAAACTGAACCTCCCAACCGCCGTTGTTTGCAGGATTGCGTATGGCGTCAAATATCTTACTGACATTCACCACAGGACGAAGGAGATAACTACGAAGGTCGAATGAGGTGTCCATCGTCAATTCCTTCGACATATCAGCCATTATATATCCGTTTTCCTGAACATTGCCGTCATATACGCACTGAAAACCCTGTGCGCCCTCGGGTGCAGGATAAAGGTTGTTGCGGTTGTTGATGATAAACTTATCGGCGGAGAATCCCTCAGGAATACCTTCGCTCGTCACCGCAAAATTGATGTAATCGTATTTTCTGTACGGGTCACCATACTGTGAGTCGCCTGCGAGACGATGCCAAGCGTCATCGACCGTCTCTTTCGTTATATTGAAATCGAGATTGACCCCGTCGAAATCGAGGTCTGCGAGCGTCAGTTTTTCATCATCGTTTCCCCTTGACTGAAGATTGGAAAAAAACGAGCCGACACCACCAAAAAGGGTAATCCCGTAAACGATGTAATTCCCCGTCTTGCGGATATCCACCAACTTGCAATAGCCCTTTTCATAAAGGTCGCCGTTGACATAGAGTTCAAAACTTGCTTTCTTTGTCGGGTCGAATGACGGACCGCCATACTCACCAACATCCTGCCAACGCTCGAGATTCCATATATGACCGAAGATGGAGTTGTTGATATTCGTTCCCTCTATCTCGATGGTCTTGCTGAAACTGTTCTTAACCGTTGTCGGATTGGTAAGGTCGGTCTCCTTGTAGTTGTATAGTATTGAAGGGTCTTTCGAGAATTCTACCTCCCGCCCATCAATAAACAGATGTATGTGGTTAATCATCTTACCTTCTTATTTTTTCCTGTGATTCTTTGACTGTAATTTCGTAGTTGATGATATCATCATCGCCTTCCTTTTTGTATTCGGCAACGTTGTTGGTAATTACCACCGGTATAATTTTGTTATTATATTCGTTTGCTATATGGAGATAACATTTCGGAGAACTGATAAGGTGTTTGGCGACTTTCATTGCCTGTTCCTCCGTCAGAATACCCGTATTGAGGGTGTAGGTGGTGCTGACCTCGCTGATGTAGCGTCCAAGGCCAAACTCCTTTGTGTTATTGTCAAACGACCTGTTGAAATTATGCTCGGTAAGATTGTCCACCTTTGAGCAGCGTCCTTCGAAGGCAAATGAATCCCATCCACCGCGGGCGTTTACATAGTAGAGGAAATAATCGCTGCATACTATGGTATTAAAACCGCTGTTTTCTGCGTTCCTCGTTGTGGTAACCACACCATTCGCGGTGACATCCGTCCTCAATCTCCACATAAGAGGGGCATAATGACCGTTTATAGGAGCGGACAACCTCATACCAAAGTTTCCCCAATTGGACTCGTAGTCCCAATTGTAAAGGAAGCGGTAGGTCTCGAGGGTCGTTCCCGCGCTGTTCTGAAGGTAGAAATCAATACAAGCGCCGCTGTTCACCTGTGACGAGGTATACAAATTTCCAAAGAATGAGTCAATGTCCTGATAAAGAAAATCTTGACATATCTTATTTACACATATTCTTAAACTGCTTTCGTTGGGCATCTTGTATGCCTTGCCTTGGAATATGTAGTTATTGCCCGCCTTTATCTTATAAACAAGCGAGTCCTCCGTTGAAGTATAAAAAGTGTCTTCCCAAATCTTCTTCTGTACCATTTATTTCGTTTCTTTTTAATATATTTTTATATGCTCATTGCTTTGAGGGTTTCGTCCACCACATTCTCCAACCAATCGGCGTAATCCTCTTTAATCGCATTGTCGATGCTGCGTTCAAAATAGTCGTAGGTCTCCCTCATCGCCTCGTCAAAAAAGTGGGTCCCCTTTGTACCTTCCCGTCCAATCTTCCTTGCAATGAGATAGGCCAAACTGTCAACTGACGGCAGGACCTGACGGGGTTGGGGTTTAATCCCTTTCTTTTCAATCCAATCTTCGAGAATGGCCCTCGGTGGTGCATAACCTTTCTTTTCCTTTATGCTGCGTTGGATGAGGTATGCGAGGGACTTTACCGACGGAGTGTATGTATATGGATATGGCTTGACGGGTTTTATCAGCACCCACTGCTTAATCTTCTCTATGGGAGGCATCTTGCCCGGCTTGCGCCCGTTGTTGACATAATACCAATAATCCTCCATCTCGACCTCTACACCATAGCGTCCGTCGGCGATGAATACATTATAAGTAAAACTGTTGACAAGATTCCCGCTAGCGTTGCTTCCGTTCTGTATCATCTTGCGCTGAACGCAGTCGATGAAATACTGACCATAACGCTGCAGAACCTCGTATAAGTGTGTCCAACTAATGTCTTCCATTTACCTTCCTCTTGAATTGCTCTAATTGTTGTTCTTCCTTTCTTGTCTTATAATT